TTGTTTATATACCAAAATATACTGAATGTGAATCGGTTGATGGATTTAAATATTTAACTAATGAATCTGCGGCTATTGAGAAGGGACAGACAGCAGTTACTGTTAATTCTATACAGGGAGAATTTGCACAAATTGAAATTACATCTGATGGATCAATCGATCAGGAACATTTAATAAATAATGCAAATGTTGAAAATTCAGCAGATACTGATAATCTAACGTTAAGAATATTGATTGATTCCGAAGAATGGACAAAAGTTGACTCATTTATTAATAGCATCAGCACTTCAAAGCATTACAGAGTAATAAATGAAATGGATGGAACCGTTACTATAAAATTTGGTAATAATATCAATGGAATGGCACCAACTTCTGGATCAACGATTGATATTAATTATATAAAATCAGATGGATTATCAGGTAATGTAACATATGCTGATAAAATCACAACCTTAAATTCAACAATTTATGATGAAGATTCAAATGCAGTAACTGTTACTGTAACTAATGATGGATCATTTCTTGGTGGGGATGATGAAGAAGACATTGAAGAAATAAGATATGAAGCACCACGTGTATTTAAGACCGGACAACGGGCGGTAAGTAAGACTGATTTTATATCAATAATTGAAAATTATGCAGGCGTTGCTAATGCTAATGTTTGGGGAGAAAATGAAGAGGCAGAAGCTGCTGGAGTAACTGTTGATTATACCATGCTAAATAAGGTAAAAATTTGTATAATATTGCAGGAATGGGAATTGCCTGATGCTTCATTCAAATCAACATTGTCTGATTATATTTATGACAATTCGATGCTTACTGTGAAATACGAATTTGTTAATCCTACGATACTTTTGGTAATACCAACGCTTAGTATTATAGTATCGACCGGTTATTCAATGTCTCAAGTGCAAGCTGATATTGAAACAGAGCTTGCAAACCAATTTGAATTAGGTAGTACCACAAAATTAGGAACATTAATCAAATATAGTCATGTGGTTAATGCATTGGATGACATTGAAGGTGTATCATATGTGAATATGGTACTGGAAATAAAGAAAGAATTAGATAACGATTATGACTCAGCGTATGATTATGGTGCTACGCTTGATGCCACAGAAATATTACCGGAATCAGTTAGATTATTTGTTGATGGAACATATGTAGCAACCGATGTTAATAACCATAATGGTACTGGTTCATTATCAAGTGCCGGTGGTTATACAATATCTGGGACTATTAATTATACAACCGGTGTATTAGTGCTTGATATAAATCCGGCACCGGCTTCCAGTATTCACGTTCGATATCAGACCAACCATGAGAGAAATATTATATCCACATTTAAACAAATTTGTAAGTTGTATGATACTGACGTGATAAATATTGAAATGGAATGATGACTGGTTTGAAGTATTAATATTAATAGTATCATTGTAGATGATGGATAATATGTTGATTAAAATTTGTACCGGATGTGATGGGGAATTACCAGCAACTAATGAATATTTCCATAGGAGTAAAACGGGGAGATTTGGATTAAAGTCTGAGTGTAAAGAATGTTCAAAAATACGATATAGACAATACCATATTGATAATAGGGTAAGAATTGCGAAGAATTTCAGGTTATGGTGGTTAAATACAAAAACAACGGTTATTTCTCATTATGGTGGTAAATGCAGTATATGTGGTGAGCCAAATTTATCATTCTTAACCATAGACCATATTAATGGGGGTGGGAGAGAACATAGAAGAAAGATTGGTGGTAGTAACACAATTTATCGTTGGTTGGTTAAAAACAATTTTCCGTCCGGTTTTCAGGTTTTATGTCATAATTGTAATTTTAAAAAAGAAATAGAGTATAAAAGATTAAATTACATTAATTCGTATAAAACAAATGCACAAAGAAGGCATAATTGTAAAGTAAAATTACAAGTAATTAGTTATTATGGTGGTAAATGTCAATGCTGTGGCAATGAAGATATTGACGTATTAACCATTGACCATATTAATGGCGGTGGGACTAAGCATAGAAAAGAAGTTGGTGGTGGTATTCATTTTTATAAATGGTTAATTAAAAATAACTTTCCGGAAGGCTTTCAGGTTCTGTGTTGGAATTGTAATTGTGGTAAATTTGAATGATAGTATTTATTCCCTATGTAATGGAGTAATAATATGTTAAAATGGGATTGCGTATGGTCTTTCAAGCAAATCATGAATGGCCAAATAATATGGCAGGTTGAGAGACATAATTTACTTGCTACTGAAGGTGAAAAGGCATTGGTTGATACCATCTTTAGAAACAATTATTCTGCTTATTTTCCAGTTACAAACTTTTATGTGGGTTTATATAAAGGAAGTGTATCTAAAGCTACAACTTTGGCTACGATTCCTGGTGAACCTTCATTGTCTAATGGTTACTCAAGATTATTGTGTGAAAGATCAAATATTGGATGGCCAACTATAGAATTGGATGATAATGGGAATTGGCGGGTCGTGTCTAAGGAGATGACACTGACAGCAAATGGTGGTGATATAGGACCAGCGGATGGTGGATTTATATGTACATCTTCTAATAATTCTGGTACACTAATTGGGGCTGTGGCAATGGGTGTTGAACGGACTATATTATCCGGTGCTCAGATGATCATTCAATTAAAGGCTAAAATTAGCTAGTTTAACTAAAAGGTTGTATAATGAGTAATTTAATTTTTGCTGCTGGTAATGTATCTGGTGGAAAACATCTTTGGATAGTAGATGATAATGGCAGCACATTAACCCTTTTAAACAGTTTTACATTGGCTGGAAATGTAACTGCATTGGTGGTTTCGGCCATAACTGAAAGAGTCTATGCAGCAATAGGAAACTACATTTACTGTTATGATTATGATGGTAATTTAGTTACTGGTTGGGGAAGTGGAGGTTCAGTGAATGTTGGGGCAGTGGTTAATGACCTTGCTATTGATTCCTCAGATTATTTAGCCGTTGCTCATGTGGTGGTTAGTAGTGGTAGGATTAGTTTATATGATAATACTGGTACTAAGCTTTGGACTTCAACTGTTTGGGCTGCTGGGATAGGACGGAGGGCTGATTTTGACGTTGCTGGGAATGTTGTTGGGTGTACACTTGGAAATAATTCAACATCAACCATTGCTGCTTTAGTTAAAAGAGTGGACGGGACTTTAAGTAAGACATATCTTGGACATGCTGGTGTGGCCGGATTTAATGGGAATGCAATTGCCTCCTCAAGATCTTTAGCGAATTATTGCTGGTATGTATTTAGCTATACAAGTACTTATGTGTGTTATAGTCAAGGAAGTGGAGATATATGGACAGGAGGTATAACAGGAACTAATGCCAAAGATTGTTTACATTTGTCTGGTGTTAATTTAGTTATAGTGGCGGATGGTCAAAATCTTCGTAAATATGATGATATTACAGGAAATAATCCAGGTAGTGTTGATATTGGAACTGCAATTCTGAATCTTGCATCAAATAATAGTAATGAAATTATTTGTGCTGGGAATAATGGGTATTTATATATATACAATTCTTCGTTAGTTCAGCAAAGAAATTTATCTGTTAGTTCAGTGGCTTTAAATGTTATTGCAGTTGTTGTTTCACCATATGTTGCCCCAGAAATAACTGACCAATCAACAGATACAACAGTTGATATTGGTGATTCGGTTAGTTTATTTATAACTGCAACTGGTACTCCATCTCCTACATATCAATGGTACAAGGATGGAGATTTACTTCCTGGAGAGACGAATGACACATTAGAATTTACTGCAACATCAGATGATGTTGGGACTTATACATGTGTTGCTACAAATATTGCCGGTGATGATACCTCGGATCCAATAATTCTTGGTGTGCTTCCTGGTAAACCAGTAAATCCAACACCCTCCCATTTAGAAACAGACGTAATTATTTCGTGGCCAACAATTGTTTGGGAATCAGGTTCATAATATGGCTGAAACATATAATGTATATTTTGGGTTGGCTTCGGATGAACTAGTTTTGGTTGCTACTGGAATATCTTATTTATCCATTCCAATGCCAATAGTTTTGGATTATTTAACGGATTACTATTGGAGAGTGGATGCGATAAATGAATATGGGACAACCACTGGTGATATTTGGAAATTTACAACCATTTATGATTTACCATTAATTACTGATCAATCTGTTGGACAAACGATAATTTCTGGTCAATCATTATCATTGTTTGTAACAGCTACTGGTACTCCATCTCCTACATATCAATGGTATAAGGATAATGTTGAAATAGATGGTGAAACAAGTTCAACATTGACTATTGCTTGCGTTGATTCATCAGATAATGGTATTTATTCATGTAGAGCAACGAACGCTTATGGGTATGATGATTCTGATTCTATAGTAATAGTTGTGGACACATCACTTGTTCCTCAGCCATTCTCTGATAGGGAATTGGAAATTGGTTGTGATTTTGAGATGGATGTAACATGTTCCGTTGCTTTGGATCTGTTACAGTTAGTTCCCGAAAAATTTAGAACATCCCAAATACTGATTGATTATTTATCTGAGGCTGGATTGTATGTTGGCGATTGGTTTACAAAAGCTAGAGACATCGTTAAATTATTAAGCCCAAATACGGTAAGTGATATATCATATTTGAAACATCTTGGAGCATTAATTGGTGTTGAATTTCCACCAGAGGATTCATCGTCTGATTCTGAAATTAGGAAAAACGTAACAAGTGCTATTGATTGGTACAAAGTCAAAGGTACATATAAATCGATTCAGATAGTATCGTTAATTCAAAAATTTACGGTTAATCTTTATGATATGTATACAAATGATTACGTAAATTTCACAATGGTTGATTGGTTTGTCGGTGATGAAAATGAAAACCCACCAGGATTAGATGCATCATATTATAAAAGTCCACACTTTGGACTTGAGGTATTATTGAATCAAATATATGAACCTGATTCATCATCTGGTATCGATTTACATTTATGGGAAACTGGGTATTTAAATAACTTGATACTAAAAGTTGATGAGACAAGACCTGTACATACGGTTCCTCATTATTTATTACTCTTAAATCCAAAATCGGATGAATTTGGCAACATAATAGAAGTTGATGGTGAAATTAAGACTAAAGTGTTTGGTGGTTGGCAAAAAAGTATTAAATACTTTGATGAAGTAGGGAGTGGCAATGCTTGGAATTTTGATGATGGGTCTTACTTTGATGAGTCAATTGAAGTTTTTATTAAGAGTATTACCAAATGGGTAATAGGGACTGGTAATTACCCATGTGTTTTGTCTAATCCCAGTTGGGATGTAGAGACTCCAGTATTAACTGGAAATATAGACCCAGATGACATAACAATAACTGATGAAAAGATAACGTTTGAATTTATTGTTCCTAAAGTTATTGTTCAAAGTAATGTATCTGAGCTAGGATTATACATACCTGGAGCACCGGACACATTAGTAATTGGTAGTTGTTTTCCAAGAATAGACAAAGATTCACGTATTGAGTTAAGAATCTTGGTGGAAATTTACAGAGAATCCCTTGTATAATGGAGGCATATTATGCCAAGTGATATAGGATCACAACAAATTACGTTAAAATTCTACAGACCGGCCCAAACGCTTGAGATCAATAGAAGGTACATAGGTATTAGAAAAACTGGAATTTATAGTGGTGGATGGTTATTACCAATTAATGCAACTACTGCTCAAATTTCACCTCTCATTTGTGAGATAACTGATGGGACTCATCAAGTGAGAGCAAGAACAACAGTTGTTGTTAATCTTACTGTATCAAGTGCTACATCTTATATAATCTTGAGATGGGCATATACTGGAGCAATTACTGATTATATGGAATTGTTAGCTGTGGCTACACCCGCAACTAATGATTTAGTCGTTGGTAAATGCACATTCAATGGTGGTGGAGCATTAAATGGCTTTAATTATTCCGATACTTCTTACCCAAGATCAAATCCCAATGTTATGGACCTATTCTTAAAAGTTGAAGATACTGGTGATTCAGATTTGAGAGTAAGGGTTCGATCCGGTCGTATATCAACAAACTCTGCAAATATTACAATTCCTGATCAAGAGAGTGATCTATTTACACCACCCTCTTCTAATAGTAAGGTATATTTAGTATATGTTGATACATCAGATGGTTCAATAAATATTGATAGTTCTGGGACTGAGGCTGTAAGTCCAGTAGCACCTAGTTACAAAGGAAAATTGGTAATAGCAGAAGTTACATTAATATCGACTGATAAATCGATTCCTCAATCAAAGATTAAGGATGTTAGACCATTTACTGCTTGGGGTTATAAAGGTGTTGATGATTCAACGATTGAAGTTAATTCTAATGGTAATCTTCGATTAAAAGCTGTTGGAATAACGTATGATAAATTAGGTAATGTCTATGATAGTGGGTGGTTTGTCTGTGCTCGAAGAACAGCATATGTAAAAACCCACAATCTTGGAAGTCAGGCACTTCTTATTACACTGTTATTTGCCCCAGATTCCGGTGGAAGTCCTGATTTGACAAAAGTTTTTAGGCCGGATTTTTATAGAGATGGTACTGATGAGCATGGGTCAATGATTCAGAGTGTTACAAATACTCAACTTACGGTACAAACTGGGAATAACTGTTGCGGGGTTGATTTAAATTCTTCTGGTAATATATCTACACATTATGTTTCCGGGCACTGTCGTGTTTTGGCCATGAGAATATCTTAATGGGTGTATTAATTAATCATTCAAAATTAACAAGCGTTATACCGGTACAGAATGCCAAAGGCTGTAAAGCGAAAGATATAACTACTATTTTACCATCTGGATCATGGGCCAGTAAACGTTGTTTATTAATCGGTGGGGGACCAAGCCTTGAACATTTTGATTATACAATTATAGAGAAAGAACCAATTATTGGCATTAATAAAGCGTTTGTTAAATTTCCAGTTACAATTAATTATGGAATGGATGCAAGATTTTATGATGAATTAACATACGCTGATGGTAGAGATCCAAAACAGTTAATACTGCATCAGCAATGGCTTAATTTTAAAGGAATAAAATCATTCTTAAGGCGTGATGAAAAATTTAATTTTGATTGCAGTATATATACGGTAAAATCACTTCCAAATAAAGCCATAAGTTATGATTTATCAATGGGCATATGGTCTGGGAATAACAGTGGATTTGGTGCATTGATGCTGGCCATTGCCTTGGGTTGTAACAGGATAGGAATGCTTGGTTATGATATGAAAATTGATGAATCACAAGGAAAGACCCATTGGCATGATGGTTATCCACATCAAAATACTGAATCACTCGTTAGAAAGCTTAAGAAATTTAGACAAGATTTTGAAGAATTTGCTGATGCTATAAATAAAGAGGGGATAATTGTTGCGAATTTATATCAAGAAAGTGCACTGGACTGCTTCCGGAAAATTAGTTTAAAAGAGTTTATGCAGATATAAATTTATATAAGAAAGAGAGACATGTCAAGGTGTTTTATTGTTGGTGGTGGACCAACACTTATTGGATTTAATTTTAACAAATTAAACCACCAAGAAGTAATTGCAGTAAATCAAGCCATATTTAATCTTCCAAATTCTAAATATTTTATAACGATGGATTATACATTCTTTTTAAAGACCGGATTGCAAGGAAAGAACGTTAGACATGATAATAGAAGCTGTTTTATAAATTCGCAAGCTGTAAAATATTTTGTAATAGGTTTTAAACCACCGCGCCTCACAAAAGTTAATGATAAATGTTTTATAGATAATGATTTTGGCTTAAAATACAATCTTAATATGATTGATAAGGTAATTGAATCCTCAACTTATGGAGGAATTGGTACTTCGTTTTCTGATTTTAGGTGCGGTAGTGAATCAGGATATAGCGCGATACAATTAGCTATAATATTGGGATATACTGATATTTATTTGTTGGGATTTGACTTTACGGTAGTTAAAAATAAAACGCATTATCATAATGCATACCCAAGAGAAAATGAAAATCAATACATGAAGAAATTGGAAGAATTTCTAACTCCATATCCAAAAATGGCAGATCAGGTGAAGCAGATGGGGATTAGCATTTATAGTTGCTCTGAAATTAGTAGATTAAATCAATATTTCAAGTTTGTAAAATTAGAGGATGTCTTATAAATATGATATCAATAGTTATGGCTTACTATAATAGACCGCAGCAACTGACCCTTACCTTAAGGACCATTGAACATTATTGTAAGGATCCGATTGAAATAATAATAGTAGATGATGCAAGTTCCGTTGATAAACATGCGGTTGATGTCGTATTAAATTTTACCAGTCTTAATATAAAATTGGTGGATATTGATAAAGATAAAAAGTGGTGGACAAATCCTTGTAAGATCGGAAGAGCACACGTCTGAACTCCAGTCACAC